CTATTTTGCGGAGGAGCGCCTTGAAACCCGTTTTTGGGATGAGGCGGAGGACGACCTTAAATCAAAGGCGCTCATGGTCGCCTACAACCGGATTTTCTACAACCCCAACTATAGCGTCCCCGACTACGCAACGGCGACGGCGGCCGAACTTATCATCCTGACAAAAGCTCAGGCTGAATATTCCTACTATCTCCTCGAACATCAGGGCGACGAGGACAGCCGGAAGGGACTCCAGGCCCAAGCCGTTATCGAGGCCGGGGTCGTCAAGGAAAAATACGACAAGGACGCGGCTGGAACGCTTCCGGTCCCGCCGTTTGTCGCCGCCTTGCTCGGGGGATTCGTAGCGATCCCCGATCAGATCAAGGCCGCGAATCTGGCCCGAGATGAGGATGAGTCGGCCGATGCAAAGGTACATGATTTTTAATGACTAAGATCGAGCGGGAACTGGAACGGCTTCAAACTTCGATTGCCGCCATATATTCGGGACTCAAGATCGAGGTTGTTAAAATCCTGGAATCGGACTTAGCAAATCCCCGGCCAACGGCTGTCATGCGCTCAGTAAACGCCGCCATCGACCGGACGCGCACCCGCGCCCGCGCATGGATGGATGAGGCTATCCCCGGACCGCTGCAGATGAAATCGCGGGAGCTTGCCGTCAAGTTCAATGTTCTCGGGTTCCGGCCACCCGGCAAAAGGACGGCGTTGATAAAGACGCAGGAAAAACTCCGGGAGCGATTATCCGATTACTTGGAAAAGGCGCATACCCGGATACGCGATTCGGCAAGCCGTTTCGTCATGCTGAGCCAGCGAATGAAAAGGACGGCGGCAAAATTTCAGGCATTTGCGATCGAGGACGTCGAGGGCGCCTACGCAAAATTCGAGGAGCTTGCAGACATAGCAGCCCGCGAAATGTGGAGCCGGGTCCGTCTGCAAAAATCCATGAAAGATTTTCTTCTCGGCGAAATCGAAGGCGATAATTTTATCACCGTGAACGGCCGAAACTACGGGATAAGGGATTATACCGAGATGGTCGCAAGAACGGAACTCGCGGAGGCGCAGACGGAATTGACTCTCGCCGAGTGCAAGGAATACGGGGCCGATCTCGTGGAGTTTTCGGCAAGCGCGAATGCCTGCGAGGAATGTTTATCGTATAATGAAAACATATATTCCTTATCAGGAAATCATCCTGTCTATCCGGAATTAACCGATGATGTGACCCCGGGAATTCACCCAAATTGCGCGTGTGCCATCAACCCGACTTCGGAGGAGGCGATTGAATTCAGATGATAAACACGTACCTTAAAGACATTCTCCGGCTCAAGTTCTTGGCCGGGACGGATTCATGGGGAACGCCTCTGCCGCGCACCTGGCTTGATACGCGGGGATTCATCGAAAGGAAAACTAAACGGGTGACATCTTTCAAGGGCGAAGAAGTCGTCGCATCAATATCCGTCCTTGTTTTTCGCAGGCCGGAAATAGATCATACGACGGTTGTCGAAATAGACGAGGCCGAATGGACTATAATGTCGATCGAGGAACAGCGGGATTTTGTGCGGAGATATTTAATACTCTGGCTTAATCCCGCCGTGACAAAATAAAATGGCAGGCCAGGTAAAGAGCGGAATGTTTTTCGATTTGACGGTATTCGAAAAATCGCTTGTCCAGGTGGCGAGAGTGACCATGTCGGAAGCGGCACGAAAGGGCCTGTACAATGCGGCCGCCGAATTGATTCAGGACGCCATAAAGGTTGAACCCAAAGTTCCGCGCAAGGAAGGCCCACTCATAAGATCGGCGACTCGTGCCGTCGATCCTAATCCGGATAATATTTCCGTCCTGGCCGGATTCAATATCGAGTATGCCGTTTATACCCACGAAGCGGCGGATACAGCCCAGGTCATGCCGAATTGGACGGAGCCGGGAAGCGGGCCGAAATACCTGGAATCCAAACTCCCCCGATTCAAGGACAAATATATCAAGATTGCGTGCGAAACGATCCGAAAGGCCGTCTTTAAAAAATGATACAAGAAATTGCGAAAAGAATTCTTGCCATTCCCGGCCATGCCTGGGTACTGCAAATGAATTTTTTTGCCGGAGCACTTCCGCAAAAAACAAAAACCGGCCAGCCAGTTCCGAGTCGAGTCATGGTTCTGTTAGAACGGGTGCCGGCCGATCTCGTTGCAGATCTCCCGGATTATATGGATTATTCGCTCCAGGTTTGGAATCGGGGCGCGGATTATTTCCAGGCCCGGACCGATGCCTATCTCATTTTTGAGGCGCTTCACGGCGATTGGTGGAGAGACCTCCCGATCATTTTCGCCGGAAAAGAATATCGCGCTTGGACGACGGATGCGAAGGGATCGCCGACGCCGATCGCGGCGCCGAATGACAACGGGCTTTTTGAATTTTCAACGAATTATTTATTGAGGATTGCAAACCTTGCCGCTTAGGCGGTAATATATTTAACAGGAGGCAAATATGCCAGCACTTCCTTTCGGAGACATCGGCCCCGTCCGCGCCTATTGGTGCTACGGGGGATCTTACGAGGTTGAGCTCAACCCTTACCTGGGCAAGATCGTGATTCGAGGAGTCGAATCCGGTAAAGACGTCCAGGAAGAGGAACAGGGCGAAGGTCCGGTCGACTACGTGACCTCCGGCCGCGTTGTCGAAGCCGTTGAAATTCCCATGACGCGATCGACCCTGGTTCAGCTCGAGGCCGCCTTAGCCGAACCCGGGGATCTTGACGGCACCGGAAAAGTCCTCAAGCTCAGAAACAATGTCGGATGCGCCCGCTATGAGGATTCCTGTTCCTTAGTCCTCAAGCCCGTCTGCAACGGCATCGTGTCCGGCACACCGGCCGAATGGATCGAGCTCTACAAAACCTATCCGACCTGGGATTGGGAGATCGGATTCGATCGTGAAGAACAGCGCGTCTTCATGGTCAAGTTCAAGGTCTTCGTTTGCCAGGATTCGCCCCACGTCGGCGAGTACGGCACGCTCGGGATGCTGTAAGGATAGGAGCCGATCATGCCTCGAATTATTGTTGGGGATTCTTCTCTTTATCCGGACATCATCGTTGAACTGGCTGGTAAAGAATACAAGATCAAAAAACTGAATCAAGCCCTTTGGGATCAGCTCGCCGATACGGATAAGCGTATGAATGAAACGAGGGCGATGAATGAGCGCAATCGCATTCAATGCGAGCAAATCTTCATCATGACTGGCGCTCCGAAAAAAGCGATCGAGGGGCTTGATACAAGGGACCTCCAGCGGATCGTTGATATGGTCACGGATGAGATAAAAAAAGGTCCCCAAGGATTGGAAAAAAAAGAATTGAGGCCAGAGGAGAAAAGTTAGCATTCATTGCTGGCGCTTTCCCTGGCCTTTTTTCTATCCGCGACTTGATTGGACTCGATGTCCGGGATTTGAGATTCTGGGCGGAACAGGCGAAAATCGTCCGCGTTGAAGCGATGATGGAAACGATTAACAGCATGAGGATTGCCCAGGCGGATCAAAAAGATTATCGGAGCGCGATCTATCGGCTTGAATGGGAGCTCCGATTTGCGCTGGAAGAAAGAAAGCAGAGACAATAAATGGGCGAGACTGGGGCCTTTGTTGCCGGATCGATCGTCTCGAAACTCCTGCTGGATAATTCTCAGTTTAAGGCGTCGGTAGGGGAGGCGTTAAAAAAATCAGAAAGCCTTAACGCCATGAGTCCGAGGTTGGCGTCCGGATTCAGGACGGCTGGGTTTGCCATGACCGCCGTCGGCGGGGCCGTCGTTTCGTCCCTGGTCGCCATGACGAAAAAGGCGGCCGATTATGGCGACAAAATAAACGACCTTCGGCAACGGACCGGCATCGCGGCCAAGACTCTGACGAGCTTAAAGCTGTCGGCCGACATGAGCGGAACGTCGCTGGAAAAAGTCGCCATCGGGATGAAGGGGCTTGCCACCCGCATGGTCGATGCAACCCGGGGCGGTAAAGAATCCATTTCCATGTTTTCCAGGCTTGGCGTTGAAGTTACGGATCAAAACGGAAAGCTCAGGGGAATGGAATCGGTTCTTTTCGATGTCGCCGATAAATTCGCCGGGATGGAGGATGGGGCGGCAAAAACCGAAATGGCCGTCAAACTTTTCGGAAGGTCCGGGATGGACATGATACCCATGCTGAATCTCGGGTCAAAAGGATTGAAAGAAAATGCGGACGAGGCCCAGAGGCTCGGCCTCGTATTGGACGATAAAGCGGCCGCCGCGTCGGATAGATTCAATGATGAGATGGAAAAACTCAAAGGTTCGCTCATGGGGGTCGGCCTCCAGATCGGACAGACGCTCATCCCGTATGTACAATCGCTCGTGATTTCGATTACAAATATTATCGCTAAATTCCGGGCATGGGCGGCCGAACATCCCGGGATTATAAAGATTGTCGGCGCGGTGGGGGCCGTCATGGCCGCGCTCGGGCCGGTGCTTATCATCCTCCCGAAAATAGCGGCTGGATTCGGCCTATTAAAATCAGGAATAAGCGGGGTCGCCACTTCGATCGGCAAATTCAACCCGGCGCAATTCGCGGCTAATGGCCTTTTTGTGATTGCCGTCGGTCTTTGCGTTAAATACGCCGCAAAACTTATCGAACTAAAAGACGCAATCGATGAGGGCGATAAGGCCCATAACCGTTTTATAGAAACCAATACAAGCCTAAAAAATAAACTTTATGAACTCGTTAAAGCCGGAGCGATGACAGTTGACGAGTTCTATAAACTTGAAGACAGACTCGATGGAAGCGCCGCCCAAATGGCCATGTGGATCAAATCCGGGAAGGCCGGGGAGGAGGCGCAAAAGGCGCTTGTCGATATAGGCAAAAAACACGGCGCAACGATTGATGAGCTCAGTAAAAAAACCGAAGACCTGACCGGGGCAACCGACGGCTTAACCATTGCGGGGGGAAGTAAAAACAAAGTTCTCGATACGCAAAACAAACTTGAAGCGAAGGCGATTCCCCAGGCGCGTCAACTCGCCGGAGTTGTAGAACAAGCGGCTGGCGCTTTCGAGAGTGCATGGAATCCGCTTTATGATTTGAATACGGTTCTTTCCCTTGCGCCGGATAAATTCCAGGATGTAGAGTATGCCATTCAAGATCTTCCCCCCGTCGCCCAGGCCGCGACAGAAACGACGCGAGGCTATTTCGATGGACTCTACAACGATATCGCTTCCGGAATGGGAACAGCGATGCAAGGCCTCGTTGCCGAAATCGGGAAGGGCCTGAATTTCGCAAACATGGAATTCTTCAAAGGCGGGATAAATTTCAAGGCAACTTTTGACGCGATTTGGACAACGGTGAAACAAGGTTTCTTTAGGATGATCGGCGAGATGGTCACGGATTGGGCTATGGGTGGGATGAAAGATATCCTCAATATAACCAAAAAAACCACTACGGATATAGTTGGAGAAACAACTAAAATAGGTTCTGGATTCAAAGGCATCGGATCAATCATTACCGGACTGGCCACGACAATCGGAACCGTCCTGACTACGCTTGCAACGGCGGTCGGGACCGTTATCACGACCCTGGCCACGGCGATCGGGACGGGGGTAGTCACTATTGCCACGGCGATTGGAACGGCAGTCGTTACCCTGGCGACATCGATCGCAACCGCAGCGACGGCCCTGGCAGCCGCGGCCCCGGCCCTCGTTGTTGTCGGCCTCATCGCCACCGGCGTCTACGCGGCGACGAAACTTCTCGGCGCTCTCATCGGAGGCGGTGGCGGAAAACAAACAGATGTGACCTACTGGCTCAAGCCGATCTCGGAACGTGCCCAGGAAATCCGGGACTGGCTTTTTATCAATGCCCAAGAACGGCTTAACTTTCTCAGCATTCAGATAACCGATTTAAAAACGACCTTCATCACCCACGTCGGGGATCGAATTCGAGATTTCATGGTTCAAGCAGGGAATCAGCTTCAAACGATATACCAGGGGACAAATCCTTACCTACGAACAATAGCGGCAGAAAGCAAATTGCTTTCCAATATCAATGCGGGAATCCAGGGAATGCTGAAAGCCCTCACCGCGAAACATACGCTTTTTGTCAGAGATGAGGCGCTTCTAAAAGAATCGAAAGGCGCCAGAAAAAAACCTGGACGGCCCATCAATGAACCATTCGGCCCTATAAATCGGCCTATCAGCGGACCGGTCCCTTTCTCGCCGCTCAATCGTCCCATATCCGGGCCGATTCCGGGACGGACAATCGGATTTGGTGATCCGAATCGGCCTATCAGCGGTCCTCTTCCTTATGATCCGAATAAACCGAAACCCAAACCGAAACCCGGTCCCGGCATCGATGATGATATCACCTGGCTCAAGCGGATTCATGGGCGACTTGCCGTTATTTCGGATATTTTGCTTAGGGCGCTTGAACCGAAAGGATTAGGCGGACGTGAGCGGCCGGGCGTTCCCTTGTCGCCTTTGTTTGCGGGACCAGGGCGAGAAAGAAGCGGAGTTAATGTCGCCATCACTTTCGATATACGGGCGCACGACCGGAACGATGTCGCCCGATTCATTGAACAGGAAGCGAAACCCTCATTGAAACGTGTCATTCAACGAATGCTCCAGGGCCGGGAGTTGACTGTCCCGGCCGGGGCTGTGGGGAAATAAAATGGGCAAGATGCACGTCCTTTGGGAAAATTATGTTAAGGACCCGGCCTCAATCCTGACGGCCTCATCGGAGGAGATCGATTTTCCGGTTGGGAATCTCGCCCACAATTGGTATAAGCGGGCGACGCGGACGACCGACGTCGCCGCCGAGTGGTGGAAAGTCGATCTCGGATCACAACGGCCGATCCGGTATTTTGCGCTCTGGTATCATAACTTTGAATTTATATCCGACCTCAATATTCAACTTCAGATGAGTAATGATCCTTTGGAAGCATGGGGGCCTGGGGTTGCGCATGTTCATTTGACTTGGACGCCGTTTAAATTATTGTATAGATTTTCAAGCGATCAAACTTTTCAATACTGGCGCATTTATTGCGAGAACCCGGGGAATTCGGACGGTTATCTCCGGGGCGGCGTCTGGTATCTCGGCGGACATTTTGAACCGAGATATAATTTTATGACCCGCAGAATCGATCCGGTTGACCCGTCCGAGGTTGTTTGGGCTGAAAATAGATGTCCTTCTTCGAACGCACTCGATATTTACAGCGAAATCGAACTCTCAATCGGGATGGTTCCATATACGGACAAGGCAATCTGGATGGCCATTTTTGCAGCCATCGGAAGGAGAACGCCTTACATTCTCATCATCGATTCGGATTATATCTATGACGAATCTTACTATGTCCAAAACATCACGAATTGGGGATTTCCGCCGCAGATGAAAAATTATTATTCGTTTAATTTCGAAGCCGAGGAAGTCGGCTGATGGCATTCAGCGATTGGATCAAAAATCCGGATTGGATTCCGGTTGTCCTTTTTGAGATCAACTATGGCCACCGGGTGGACGGGGCCGGGTGGACGGCGGCCGGAAATTGC